CGCCGCGTATTGCTTCGGCTCGCCGCGCGTCTGCGCGTAGTGCCAGGTGATGGGGTCGCGCTTTCCGTCGCCACACCCAAGCCACGCGGCGATCTCATCGCGCACAGACTTGAAGCCAGCGGCGAGGTTGTCATCGTCGAGGTCTCGCGCGCCGATGCGCGTCAACGTGACGACGACGGGCAGCGCAGGCTTTGACAGCGGCATCAGCGCCCATCGCGTGATCGTGCGCTGGGCCTTGCGGTCTTTGGCCTGCGTCGACCAATGGCCATGGCTCCCGTTCTGCGGCGACGTGATCTTGATGGGGAGGGTGATGGTCATCGGGTCACCTTCAGGGCCCCGCACCGAGCGAGTTTGGCGCGGCCAAACAGATCGGCGATGCGATCGATCTGCGGCAACGACGGACAACGCACCTCGAGCTCCCACGATGACACCGCCGCCGCTGTGCAACCGATGGCGTCGGCGACGTCGCTTTGTGTCCGCTCGGACGCAAGGCGCAAGGCCCGCAGGCGCTCGCCATCAAGTTCGATACGTGTTCCGTCTCGTCGTTGCCACACGATCATGGGTCACCCCTTCCGGTTGGCGAGGAAGCCCGGCGCGGGCTTCGCGGTGGCGGCCTTGCTCGAGGCCGGCGCAGCGGGAGCAGACGTCACCGCACCCTGGCTGGGCTCGCGGCGCTTGATCTTGTTCTTTGCCTCCCAGTCACCCTTTGCAGGCTCGACGTCGACGGCACCGACGCACGAACGCCCGACCATCGGCGTCAGGCTGCCTCCGCCGACGCCATATGCCTGCATCATGCGGGCGACGTCGGCGCGGCCACGGGCCATGACCTTCGGGTCAGAGTGCGCCACGACGTAGCGCGACCAGATCTTGCGACCGGCGCAGCTTGGCCCGACGATCGTTTCCTCAATCTCGGCCAGCACCGTCGTCGGATTGTTCTTGCTCGGCTTCACCACCGCGCGGGTGCAGTCGAGGTCGTACCGCCCAGGCGGTACAAGCTCAAACTCCGGCGCTTCAATCTCGCTGGCGTCAAAGCCAAGCGCCCCAAGGTCGGCGTCGTCGTTGTTGTCCCAATCGCTCATGTCTCTGTCCTGTCGTTGAAGCGGGCGCCTATCCCCCGCGTGAGGCTGGGGCCGGTTACGCCGGCCAGTCGGTTCAGGCCTTGATCTTGGCGACGATGGCTCCAAGATCAGCGGGCTCAAGCGTGTCGAGTCTCCCGCTGCGGTCCTTGGCTACGCTTTTTCCGTCGGTGTTCGTCAGCAGATAGCGGCTGGCCACCTTGCCGCCTTGGCCGTCGTCCTCATCGATCACGATCATGCGAAAGACCTCGTCAAAGAGGTACGGGATCCCCTCGCCGAGCTTGGCCCCAGGCATCCCGATACCGTATGACGTGCGCCCCGTGGCCTCGTCTTTCACGGCGTTCAGCTTGGCTGAGAAGTAGACGCCACAGTGGAGGTCGCGAAAGGCGCGGATGATCTTGATCATCTCGTCTTGAAGCGCGCCGTAGGCCTGGCGCGGGTCTTTGGTCTTGGCCTTCTCAGCGCTCAAGACGACCTCAGCGATCTCGCTGACGCTGTCGAGGATGACCCAATCGTAGCCATGGTCGCCGGCGCGCAAGTGCTGGTACACCTCGCGAAGCGCGTCCATAGTCTGCACCTCGACGACCTCGGCGTCGAGGTCGGCGCCGGCCAACGAAAGCAGTCCAGACTCAGCGGACAAGATCAACAGCTTTCCAGGCAGCGATGCGATCAGCGTCGTCTTGCCAACACCGCTCCCACCGTAGACGAGCAACTTCGGGGCTCTGGCTTCGATGGCATCCTTCAGGGTCTTTTTTTGCATGTGATCTCCTCTTTCGGTGACCCTAAGCCCATCGTGCCTAGCGTGTCAACATTCTTTATTGAGTCTGGGAGCGGGTCGCGTTAGGGTGCGCGCATGAAGTTGCGCCCATACCAAAGAGAAGCCGTCGATGCTGTGATCGCCTACTGGGAGCGAGGCGGGCTGCACCCTCTCGTTGAGATCCCTACAGGTGGCGGAAAGACCGCAGTGATCGCTGAGTTGTGTAGATTCGTTGTTCAGGATTGCGGTGGAAGGGTGATCGTTTGCTCCCACAGGGCTGAATTGCTGGATCAAAATGCCGCCGCCGTCAGGCGCATGTGGCCAGAGGCACCGATCGCTGTCTGGTCGGCCTCACTGAAGAAGCGCGGCGTCGCTGCGATCACCGTCTGCGGTGTGCAGACGGTGGCGAAGAAAGCGGCTCAACTGGGCAACGTCGACGTGCTCATCGTCGACGAGGCCCACCTCATACCGCCAGAGGGAGACGGCCAGTATCAGACCTTGATCAGGGGGCTCCGAGAGATCAATCCCGCGCTTCGCATCGTGGGGCTGACGGCGACGCCGCACAGGCTGAATCAAGGCTATCTCACGCAAGGCCCATCGGCGCTGTTCACGTCGATCGTGTACCGCTGCAACGTCGCCGGGCTGATCGCCGATGGGTACCTCTCTCCGCTGGTGACTGGGTCTGTATCGACGGAGATCGACACGTCCCAGGTGGCGACCCGCATGGGTGAGTTTGCTGCGCGAGACCTTGAGCTCGCCGCAGACATCGCTGATGTGACGGAGCGTGTCGCCGATGACGTCCATGAGGCGCTGAAGGCTGGCCGCACGTCGGCGCTACTCTTTGGCTGCTCCGTGGCGCACACGGGCCACCTTGCCGACGCGGTGCGGGAGCGTGGCCACACATGCGAGGTCATCACTGGGGACACCGATACCATGGTGAGGCAAGCGATCATCGGGCGCTTTCGACGTCGAGAAATCTCGGCGCTGGCCTCGTGTGATGTGCTGACCACGGGATTCGATGCTCCCGTCGTCGACGTGCTCGCCATCGTGAGGGCGACACAATCGACGTCGCTGTATCAGCAGATCGTGGGGCGCGGTATGCGCGTCTCTGAGGGCAAGGCTGACTGTCTTGTGCTTGACTATGGAGGCAACGTCGCCCGTCATGGCCCCGTCGACGACGTCAAGATCAAAGAGCGGGCATCGCGCAAAGAGGACGGCGAGGCACCGACAAAGACGTGCCCACAGTGCGCGGCGGCTCAGCCCGCTGGGGCGCGTATGTGCTCGGAGTGCGACTTTGATTTTCCGCCGCCTGAGAAAAAGGCGAACACGCAAGCGAGCAACTTGCCGATCCTCTCCACCGGTGGGCTCACCCCGTCGAAACCCGTGGCCACACGGCACGAGATCAGCCGGGTCAAGTTCGCGCTGCATCGCAAGAAGGGCAACCCAGACGCGCACCCGACCATGCGGATCGACTACTTCGGGAATCAGGATCTCGAGGACCACGGCGCCGTTCCCATCAAGGTGGCGTCAGAGTGGGTGTGTGTCCAGCATGACGGCTTTGCGGGCAACAAGGCCCGCCAGTGGTGGCGGGACCATGTCTCCAAGTCGGTCTCGTTTCCGGCGTCGACCATGGACGCCGTGATGGCCCTCGAGGACGGCCACATGCTGCCTGTGGTCGCCATTGAGACGACGCCCGATGGCGACTACACCCGCGTCAGCAAGATTGAACACGGGCCGGCTCGTGAGGCCGGCGACGAGGACGAGGTGCAGGAAGCCCCGACGCCTGAGTCGTGGGATGATGACGATCTTCCGTTTTAGCGTTAGAAGAAAACACGCGCTGGGGACGGCGCAGGAGGCAGAGAATATGAAGATCAGCGAGTTCAACAACGCGTTTGCGACGCGTCCTAGCCTTTTGACCCTCACCGTCGACGAATTCGAGGCGCGATGCCATCGGCATACGTTGCACCCGCTCGTGCGATCGGAAGTCGAGGAGGAGATCAGGGAACGTCCAGGCGACGCCGTGAACATCTACAGGCAGGCCAAGACCAAGGAGTCGGGCCCGGCGTTCTCCCCTGTCGTCCTCCGGGAAGGTGCGACGCGCAAGGCCGATCACGTCGTCGAGGTCCACGCGTTTATTGCTGACCTTGACGGCGTCGACGACGGCGTCGTCTCGTCTATCATGGAGACGCTGTCTAGCGCCGGTGTGCGGTTCTGGGCATGGACGACGTTCGGCCATGGATGGAAGCACCCCTCCGCGTGGCGGGTCGTTGTTCCGTTCTCGGTCCCGGTGATCATCGACTGTCAACCGCGCGTGTGGTTCGCCGTGTGGTCGCGACTGAACGATGCTCTTTTCCGTGGGCTTGTCGACGGCTCGACAAAGGACGCGTGCCGCATGCACTTCTACGCGCGGGCCCCGCTGTGGGCGGGCAGCCTCGAGCGTGGCGCATTTGAGAATGACCCCCCGACGTGGGTCACAAGCCCAGGCGACACGTTCGACCCGACGTCAACCGCAGAGGAAGCGCGCGCGTCCATCAAGGAGACAGACGCCGTCAAGGTGACGCGTGGGCCCCTCGAGGTGACCAGCGGTGACGCGGTGCGCCTGTGGGCTCGTGATGTGCTCGACCGGGAGCGGTCAAAGCTGGGGCGCGTGGCCGATGGGTCAAAGCATCAAGCCCTGCTGACCACGGCTCGCCTGCTTGGCGGTCTCACCCCTCATGGTGTGTCAGAGACGGAGGTTTTCGACGAGCTGCGGAGCATCCTGTCTGTCTGGCGGGCGCAGGGTAAGTCGGTCGGATCACAGGCCAAAGACGAGAGCACGATCCGAGACGGCATCCGACACGGACAGGGTGAGCCGATCTACCCTGAATCGCCACAACTTGACCGCTACACGTTCACTCTCGACGACGTCGACCCGACGATTATGCGCAACGTAAACGCGTGGGCGGACGGGCTGGCGGGAGGGCAAAAAGAGACCCCAGCGGGGGACGACGCTGGGGTCAAGCTGCGGCTGGTCAAAGGAGGCGACACCGAGACGCAGACAAGCAAGACCCTAGCACTCGACGACACCGCCTGCAACCTGTGGGATCGGTTCGGCTCGCTGCCTGGAATCGCCAATATGTTCGCGGAGGAGCTCGAGGTTCGGGTGGACTACAGGCAGCCGGGGTTGATGCTTGCAAGCGGGATCGCGCTGGCTCACGCCCTGGCAATGCGGCGGCTCGTGTTCGATGGGCTCACGTCTACGATCCTGCTGTGTTCTGTCGCTGGGACCGCAACCGGCAAGGGTGCCCCGCAGTCTTTCGTTGCCTCGCTGCTTCGGTCGACGTGGCGTCAGGTGATGGGGCCGGATGATTTCTCATCGACGGCGGCGTTTCTATCCCGCCTCGAGGAGTGTACCAACGCGCAGCACGGCCAATGCTTCGTCGTCGACGAATATGGCCCACAGCTCAAAATGATGCTGAATGAAAAGAACGTCTCGCAGGGCGGTCTCCGACCGGCGCTGCTTCGTATCGCGACCACGAACACGGGGACGACGTCTTTCGCGAAGCCGTTGGCGCAGGGCGGCGGGGAGCGTGAAATGGTCGCACCGTCGATCGTGCTGTACGGGTCGACGACCCCGGAAGCCCTTCACGATGCGATCGGGCCCATGGCTGCCCGTGACGGCTTCATGGGTCGCCACCTGTGGTTTACGGCGCTGTCGAAACTGCCGGCCTACAACCGAGGCCAGAAGCGCGGACCCGTGGGTGCGGCGCTTGTGGCGGCCCTCGAGGGCAAGCGCGACGCCCATCTGGCGTGGGTGTCCAGGGTGCCTGACGACGGCGCGACGCTCTACAAGCCTGATCAGGTGATCGCTAGCGATGACGCGCGGGTCATCTTCGACGACTACCGAGAGCGGTGCGACGCATCGCGACGGGCAGAGCAGGACGACGTGACCGAGGGCGTCATGGGCCGCACTGTCGAACACGCGAAGCGCGTGGCGCTGTCGGTGGCATCGATGTGTGAGACACGCGGCGGGCTTCCAAAGATCGACGCAGGCATCGCCCAGCTCGCTTGTGAGATCGCCGACTACAGCGCGGCGATCATCGCGAAGCACCTTCAGCAGCACGCGGGCGGCGTCGACGTCTGGGACCGGAAGGTGGCAAAGGTCAGGCGGGCGGCTATGCGCTTGACCGAGCAAGGCGCACCCATGACGTCATCGGCTCTCATGCGTGGTGCCAACGTCAACAGCAAAGACCTGCTAGACGTGCTGGTCTACTTCAAGCAATCGGCACAGCTCGAGCGGTACGGTCTGGCCGATGTGCTCCGCAAGGCAGAATCTAAGGCGCAGCGGGCAAAGGACGGTGACGCGTGAGCATGTCACCAGATCAGGCCGTGGCGTTTGACGGGATCTTGAAGTGGTCGCAGACCTCGAGGCCGGGGTCCATGGCAACGCTGGCGGGCTATGCCGGTTGCGGCAAGACGTGGCTGATGGCCCAGATCGGCGCGGAGTGGCAACGCCAGGGCGTGCGCGTGCGCTACGTCTCACCGACCGGCAAGGCCGCACTGGTCGCAGCCCAACACCTCGAGGCGGCTGGCTTGGATGCTGAGACCAGCACCATCCACAGCGCCTTTTTTCGCCCGCTCGAGGGTCAAGACGACGAGGGGCGCAGAGAGATCAAGTGGGGGGTCAAGGACCGTCAAGGGGCCCGTGACCCAGACGTGATCGTCGTGGACGAGGCGTCGATGCTCACGGCTGGCGTGCTCCGCAAGGCGCAGGCCGCGTGTCCGTCGTCGCGATTTCTCTTTGTGGGCGATCACTTCCAGCTACCGGCCATCGGAGACGATGCCGGTGTGATGCGATCACCCACATGGCGGCTCGAGACCATTATGCGTCAGGCCGAAGGGTCGCCGATCGTCACCTTCGCCCAATTGGTCAGGACTGAGTCTATCGATAGCGCGTTGCGTTATGCGCGCACCCTCAAGGGTGCCCATGAGGGCGACGCTCCGCTGCTCTTTGCCGATGGCACCATCGGGCCAGAAAGCACAAGGCGGGCGATCGGGTGGGCCCTCGAGCTCGGCCACGATGACGGGATGGTCATTGTCGCCAAAAACAACACGCGGGGAGACCTCAACCGGATCGCCCGGTCTGTGGCGAGGGGTGAAAACGGGTCATATGACGCGTTCCCAGAACCGGGCGACATGCTGATCTGTGACCTGACCGCGCCGATCGTTGGCCTTGTGAACGGTGAACGGTTCAAGGTGGAGCGTGTCACGGTACCGAAACTTGACTATGTGTGTGTCATGCCGGGGTCGAGGACGGTCCTGGCGGCGCTGGACGCCGGCAAGGACGCGAAATCGGACTACCACGCGGCGATCATGGATGCTCGGTCTCAGGCATACGAAGCCCAACGAGCTGGGATGCCCGTGGCGATGTTTCCGGGCACTGAGGCACACGCAGACCTGTCCTGCTCCTACGGCTACGTCCTGACGTGCCACAAGGCGCAAGGGTCGCAGGCTAGACGGGTCCTTGTGGCCGTCGATGATATGAACTGGGGAAAGGAAGAGGAACGCCGCAGGTGGCTCTACACCGCTGCGACGCGGGCTTCTGAGTCGATCAGGCTTGTGCGACGCATGAGACCGTGGTAGGCTTGCCGGGCTCTCTTTTCCCTCCCCGAAGAAATTCTTCATATTCATAGGGGGGGTACTAGAGAGAGATAGAGGGGATACGTCCCCTCTATTATGAAGAAGAAGTTTTTCTTGGTATTATACCGAGATGATATTCCTTTTTCTAAATACATAGAACATCTACAATCTGGATCCTGAAAGCCGATCACCATGGGCGAGGATGAGCAGGCCCGGGCCTGATGACCGCCTGCAAGGTCAAGGCAGACGCAGCGCGTCGTGACGGCTCACGGGCTGACGTCCCTCCATCTCTCTGTTGCGCATCGCGTCACACCCCTGATCCGCCCACCGCAGAAATCTCCACCCCTATGCTTGACT